ATTTAAGTGTTGTTATTTTATATACCAAAGAACTTGAGTATCATTGGAAAATTAACTGCTCCAGTCCAACCAGCGCCTGCTGCAAATGCAAAACCTACCATACCATAGAGCATTAACCTGTCTTTGCTTTTTTCTATTTCTGATATTTTTGCAGCCAATTCGTGATGTTGGGCAGTTTGTTGTTCGTTTAATTTGTTAGCGTGATCGTAGTATGCTTTGGCATTGGTACGATATTCTCCAGTCATAGCATCTAACTGTGCCAACACTTTATCGCGAGTTTGATCTAAACAGTCGTGCATATCCTTAACATCTACTTTGATGTCATCGAGCTTTTCTTCTATGTTGTCTACTTTGGTTTCCAGTACGCTTACACGCTCTGGAACCGTAGCTAGTGCTACTGCCGCTGCTGTTCTGGCCATTATGGCTGATTCCTTTTATGTTAAGTCAAGTGCTCGCTCCGAGCCATGTGCCTAAGTGTTCCGAATTGCCTAAATGATAAGTTGCCTGTTAAGTTGTATTTATCCTTCTTGGGTGATTTCGTATATCCAGATATTTGCTCGATCACCTTTGCTGATAAATGCTTCCGGATCTATATCAACTGAATTATTTAGTTGACCGGTTATGGGAACCCCATTGATATCGTCAATTAATAGGCCAACTGGATCGTTGCCTTTTAGGAAAACGCTATCTCGTTCTGTGTCAAAATTCCAAACCCAGTGAGTGGCTCTACCATCAAGATCTCTTGGCAAAGTTCCGTCGTGTTGTTGCGGATCAGAAATAAAAGAAAAGTTAGAACGTAGGCCAATTGCCTGCATAAGGGCGTTGAAATTGGCCTGCTGACCTAATTTCGTTTTGTTTGTTTCATATCTAGAAGCATTTGTTCTAGTAATATCAACGAGTGTAATAACTTGGTATCTTGCCATAATGTGCTACTATTTACACTTGTGATCGACCAGCCAACAAAAAAGCACCCGAAGGTGCTTTAATGCTTCCCATCCCTGAGAATTAACTATTATAGTGCGTACAATGTTGTAGGCGCTGTAACTGTTAGTGTACCACCTGCTGTGAATGTCCAAACACCAGAAGATGTTCTTGAACCAGCACCGATAACACGACCAACACGGATAGCCAATGTGTCGATATCTAAGCTGTGGTTATCACCGTAAGTGATGATTGCAAGACCGTCGCTCTTAACTTGGAATACAGCAGAAGTTGTACCGATTTCGTCTGTTACTGGAGCTGCTGTAGATGCTGTTAAAGCAATAGCGCCGCCTGAACCGCTCAATACATACTTGAATACTGTGTGTTGGAATGTCTTTTGGACTGTACCCAATGCTACGTTAGCTGGGTTGCTTCTTGTTGTTGATGCCATGATGTCTTCTCCTTATCAATGATCCCGCTCCGGGACCGGCATAGTATTTATATTGGTAAGGAAAAATCAAGCCAAAACGGCTAATTTTAGTCTGGTCTAAACGGAGTCCAGCGGTCTCTAGGTACTAGTTTACTACCGCCTGCAACATAGCCTTCGCCGCCTGGTTTACCACCTGTGCTTTGTTCTATGTCTCCGCCTGCTGCATCTAGTTCACGAATTACTTCGTCTTTTGCTGCCATAATTTCACGAACAAGCTCAAACAGCTTGTCCATAACACCTGGGTGTGCTTCGCTGTGTGCTGCTATTTTAGCTGCTTTTGCAGGAGTCTTTTGTTCAAAGGCCATAAAGGCTTCTGTATTAATATCGTCTAGTTGTTTGTCTTTGCTCTTAGTGTTAACAAAGGTATAAATTTCATTTTGTAAATAGCCCATGCCAGCGACAGGTGCTAGCAATTTATTAATTGCCTGTTGATTTTTAGCTAGGGCTTCAATTTTTGCAAGATTCTCTGCACCAACTGCAGGTCTATGGCTAACACTGGTTAATCCAAATACTTTGAGTTCTGGATTGCTGCTAAACTGCTCGGGGTCATTGAAGTCTTCGCCGCTCTTGTCTCCAAAGTAGCCAAATACTTTGTGTGCAGCCACTGCCACCTTAGCTTTGGCTAGGGCCCTGCCAACTTCGCTAGTACCCACTACGGAATAGGTTGTCTGGTTAGGAGTGAACGAAATCTTTCCATCACCACCTTTATAAGGCTTACCTGGATGGAATAGGATATCTCCATATACATAACCACGGAATTCTGCTGGAGTTGCTTTTTCAAAGATAGGCCATAGTGCTGCCATATCTCCAGCAAACTTGGCACGCCATTCTTCGCCTTTACCACGACTCATGATAAACTGTTTTAGTTCTTCTGGGCTAGAGCTCTTGCCTTCTTCACGACCCCAGTTGTTTTTGCCAACCATACGGAATGTGCCGTCATCTTCGCGTCCCCAATAGACTGTAGGGTTGCCGTCCCACTTGATTGTGATATTGGTTGCAGGACTAGCTAGGTCTTTTAGAATTTGAATAGCTTTAACTGCGCCATTAGCTTCTGTAAACACTAGGTCTTCTAAGTGATTAAACTCGCGGCCTACTTTCTTAGGAGCAGGTGCTGCTTCATCTTCGGTTAAAAATTCAAATGCTCTCATTTGGTAAGGTCTATCATTCTGCGCATCCAACCTATTGTTCCAGGTTGGTAGCTTTCAAAGGCTTCATTCTTTGGTAATTCAATACCCTGCTTGCCCAGTGTTTCTCTTGCACCTGCAACTAGTTCTTCATAGTTGGGCAGTTTCTTAATATAGTTTAGGATAGCATCGACTGATCGAATGTCTTTAACTGTAGCAGTTTGCCCTAGTAGCTGTTTGGCAATATTATTCCAATCATTACCGTCTGGTAATAGTTCATCAGTAGTTGCATTAAGTAAACCATGCTTAGGACTATACTTTATACCTCTAGCACGGGCAATTGAGCTTAACAGAATATGTCTATGCTCACCGCGATATTCTCCTTGACCGCCAATCATGCTGCCTTGTTGAAACTTTGGGTTAGCTGAGAACATGAAGTCTGCTTGAACAAAACCGTTTTCAGGATCACCTTTGATAGGCACCTTCCAGTGTACGTTATCTCCGCTCAGTTTGATGTTTTCTTTGCCAAACTGTGCAATCAATTTGTCGGCAAACTCTTTCTTGTTTACTTCGTTAGCATCAACTGATAAGTCTAGGTCTCCCGAACTATTGCGCTCAAATGTGCCATCTGGGTCTTCTTTGCGACCTGTGGTTCCTAGCCATTTAACGGGCTTCTTATCATCAGCATCTTTTTCTTTGGTAAAGTCTAAGCCAGTAATTTTTTCAATGTAAAGAATAGTTTCTTCTACATCGGCCGTAGCAATACGCTGTGTTAGTGCTTGTTTATCGGGCCCTTTAAATACATTGCCCCCTTCGAATAGATTACTCATTGTCATTTGATTCTTCTAATTTTTTCTTTTGCTTACGGCCTTCGGCAATTCTGCGTACTCCGCGAGTAAATTTACTAGGATCTTGTCCTTTAATAGCATTAATAAGTCTGCGCTCTAATTCGTCTGCACTTTCAGCATCATAATGCTTGTGTATGCTTTCCAACAGATTAATGGCAGAATTAATGATATTAGTAGCACGGCTTTCGATTAGCGAATCCGTATTGCGTACTTCGGCAATTTCATTAAGTTCCTGCAGAATTGATCTGGTTCGAAGTTTCATAAATTATTTCCTATCGTGTATTTAACTCATTTTAAACAATAATAACATTGTACTGAAAAATGTGCGTTTGCACAAGCCCGGACTAAATACTCAGTAGAAACCATGAGTCACTACACACACTAAGGACACACTATGAAAACTATATCAAACTACATGCTAGGACTAATGGAACGTTTAGCGGAAATGTTCCCAGACAGTTCATATCAAAGCCGCTTAGACGATTATCTAAGCACCAAAGGCATTACCGATGCCGCACAGTTGGAACACTATATCCAAAAATTCAATTCTCAAAAGGAACTATATCTATGAAAACATTTTTAAAAGCATTATACGAAATCAGCCTAAGTATCGGCCAGGCAAGAGCCGCAGCAGCATTGGCTCGTTCGGGAAAACTAGAAGAAGCTAGAGCACTAATGGTTAAATAACTTTGTAGAAAGTCTTGCTATTTGTCAGCAAGACATATATACTACATTACATACATTTACACACAGGAGAATATTATGTTTACACCAGAATTTTACATTGACCTATTTCAAGACGGGAAGCGTCAATTAACCAATAAAGTCTTTAAAGACAACACGCTCAATAAAGCAGCCAATGATTTTATCACTGCGCAAACTGCTTTTGCCAAGATGCTGAGCAAAAACTACATCGATTTAGCCACATACTCTGTAGAGTCTGTTAGCAAAGTCATGTTCCCTAAAAAGGAAGAAACAGTCAAGGCCAAGACTGCCAAAAAATCAGCCAACACAGACATTAACACACAAGGAGAATAATATGTCATTTGATACACCAAAATTACCAGAAGTTAAATTTAACAAGAACGGCTACGAAATCCGTGCCGACATCCTAGCAATGGCCAAGGATCATGTTCAGAACGAGTTCAACGTTAAGTTCCAAGGTTGGGAATTAACAGCAGCACGTGACGAGAAAACTGGTCAAATCGTTAGCACAGTTAGCATGCCAGAGTTTCCAGGAATGGACAAAGTGTTAGAGGCCGCAGAGAAGTTTTATGGCTTTGTTAATACAGGCGCAAAGAAATAATATTACGCTCATAGAGCAAATATACTAGAAAAAAGAAAAGCACCTTCGGGTGCTTTTTCTTTATCTAACAGTTGCTAATTTAAAAAATCGTAATATACAGATGTACATCCAACCTATGTCAAACTCCCACCAGCGTTGACTAAACTTGGCATTGGCTCCATCTGCGTGATGTCCATTATGCAGCTCTTCACCGCCAATCCAGAACGCTATAGGCCATAGGTTGCGACTGGTATCTTTGGTTTCAACATTGCGATATCCCCACCAATGGCTGAGTCCGTTAATAACTCCAGCTGCCCAAAAAGGAATCCACAGCATTTGAATACCCCACACTACTAAACCCATAGGGCCAAAAAGAACAAGGTCTATGACCAACATAAGAAGAATCCCTAAGCGGCTGTGTGGGGTATAAAGTTTACGCTCAATCCAGTCATTGGGTGTACCTGTGCTTAACTGATTGATCATTGCGGTGTCTTTGCTGGCCTTGTGATAGAGGAATGCTCCGCCAAACAACACACGCCAAATACCGTAGATTTGTGGGCTATGCGGATCTCCTTCTTGATCACTCTTTTGGTGATGTTTGCGATGGATAGCTACCCATTGTTTGGTCACCATGCCTGTTGATAGCCATAGCCAAAAGCGCATTAGATGTGCTAGGATTGGGTGAAATACTACTGCTCTGTGTGCTTGACTTCTATGTAGGTATAGTGTGACACAGGCTATGGTAATTTGAACCATTACCAAGGTTGCGATTATAATGTTCATATTTTACTTATCCACTTGACATCCGTCCAAAATAATGCTATAATATGGTATGAAAAACAAACTTATACTCACAGACGCAGACGGCGTTCTACTAGATTGGGAATGGGCATTTTCAGTCTGGATGCAAGAACGTGGTTATACACTTACCGCAGATAATAAGAAAAGCTATTATCTACATCATCACTATAATGAGCTAGAAGAAAAAGACTCAAAGAAAGTTGTAAAAACTTTTAACGAATCAGCAGCCATTGGTTTTCTTCCTGCGCTTCGTGACAGTGCTTATTATGTTAAACGACTGCACGAAGAACACGGGTATGAATTCCGTGTTATTACTAGTTTGAGTTTAGATAAAAATGCCCAACGCCTACGTGAAATGAATCTACGTAAGATTTTTGGCAATGCTATTGAAACTGTTATTTGCCTAGACACAGGAGCAGACAAAGACGAAGCATTGGCTCCCTATCAAGGCAGTGGATTGTGGTGGATTGAAGACAAGCCCGCAAATGCCGATGTCGGTCACGCTCTAGGACTCAAATCTATTCTAGTTGAACATGGTCACAACATGCATCATCTGTGCAATTATGACATTGCTAAAAACTGGCGTGAAATTTACGAGCTCATTACAAGAGAATAAATAGTTGCGGGGAGTAACTAACCAGCAGGGCTGGTTCTATATATCGTCAACACGGCTAGACTAGCCCGGTATATAGACAAAGCGGTGAGACCATAACTTTTAAGGAAGATTATGGAACTCTTTACGCTCCAAGCCCTTTGGGCATTTCTCGCTATCATTTTGATAGACATTGTATTAGCCGGCGATAACGCTCTTGTTATTGGAATGGCAGCTAACAAATTACCAGATCACTTACGCAAGAAGGCAATCTTCTGGGGTACATTCGGTGCTATTGCCATACGCTTTGTATCAGTAGCGGCACTAACATACCTACTAATGATTCCAGGCCTACGTGCCATTGGTGCTGCCGCATTAATATGGATTGGTTGGAAACTGGTATTTGATCACGGCGAACACGAAGTAGAAGCTAAGGACACATTCTGGGGTGCTATCTCAACTATTGTAGTTGCTGATGCTGTTATGGGCATTGACAATGCACTAGGTATTGCCGCAGCCGCTAACGGAAATTTTGTTCTTATTATTGCCGGCCTGTTAATCAGTGTGCCAATCATCTTGTTTGGTGCTACCTTAGTCAGTAAGATTCTACAACGTTGGCCAGACACAGTATTTGTAGGCTCGTTCGTACTGTTTGCTGTTGCTATGTTGATGTTAATGAAAGAACCATTAATGGCTAGCTGGTGGGCAGGACTTGTTCCATGGGCCGCAGCTATTGTACCTTGGGCAGTTGCACTAGTTATTACTGCTGTACAATACAATCAAGCAAGATTACATTTACATAAGAAGTATTTGTTCAAGTCATAAAAAAGCCCCGAAAGGGGCTTTCTTGTATTAGTGCTCACTTAGGTTGCCATTCCGGGGCTACTAGTTATTTAACGGTTAAAATAACTAAACTTTTTCTCATAATATCAATTTCAATTTCGGCTGTATTACCTTTAAAAAATACATCAGGTAATTTTTTAGGTAATATTTTTTGAAAGAATTCTGGGTTGGCGTATTTAGGAACCAACTCTTTATGAATAAATCCTTTAAATTTATGAGAAAAATTACTAATATTACCAGACTTATCTATAGTAAATTTTACTTCAAGACCTTCAGGAAAGTTGTATTCTCCGGCCATATACATCTTATCTAATTCTGATTTGATATGGTCCTCAACTCCCATCTTTTTATTACTAATTTCAATTTCTCTATTGCGATTTACTTTCTCTTCTCTATCTTTTCCAATTTGCGATTTGTTATCTTGTGAAAACTTTTTAGTTGTTGAATCCTGTTCTATTGTGAATACAAAAACTTTAGGACCATCTTTATATAAGTTAACTTCAAATTTTAATTCACCAGAATGTGAAAGTATCCTATTCGCTAAATCTTTGTCTAAATTAGCTCCCCAACTATAGTTATTAGATTCTCCTTGCTGTAGATAACTATCTTCAACTGGGCCGTTTCCTAGTTTAACTCTTGCAGGAGAAGATCCTTTTTTAAAATGTATTATTGCTCGAGGAACATCTATTATAACCTTTGGCTGTCCAGATTCGTATTCTATTTCTAAAGTAGCATTTCCGTTATCTGCTTTAACTTTGGCAAACTTTCCTTGTTTTTCACCGCTCATTTGATCTTTATATTCGCCGTGCTTAAAAGGTGCTGCTTTGGCCATTGATGGAATTGCGGCTGTTGCTGCGGCAGCTCCTAAGCCTTTTAAGAAACCGCGGCGGTCTATTTCAGCCAACATTTCTTCTATGGTTTTTCCGGTAAATTCGTATAATCGCATAGTAGTATTTATTGTTGCTATTATAAATAAAGTGCCAGTCGCGATACGCCAATATCCACTGACTCTAATGCTATGAGGAGCATCAGCAATGTATTTACAAAACAAATATACTCGTATCTACTTTTCCATTATAGATAGGGCATCTAATAGAATTTTAGATGGGTATAAGGAAAAACATCACATTATTCCCCAATCCTTAGGCGGATCAAACAATCTTAGTAATATTGCAAACTTAACAGCCCGAGAACATTTTATTTGTCATTTACTATTAACAAAGATGGTAGAAGGCACTGATAAATCTAAAATGTATCAAGCGGCTTGGATGATGGCAGCATTAACTAGCAAGACTCAGCGTCGTCATACTGTTAACAACCGAACATACGAACATCTTAGAAT